CAACGAGCATACGCCCTTCTCAATGACACTCTTGGACTTCCTGAAGAGGAGTTTAGTACGTTCCTAGAATATCATCAAATGTCTGCAAAACTGGAGTTCATGTCCGGATTAGACGTACATTCTCATGCAGGCACAGCAATGGCTATCGCACGTTCTGTACTGAATGAAGGGATGTCGTTGTTCTCAGCATTTGCAATGTTGTTAAACTACCAGAGATTCGGTAAGATGCCGGGTATGTGTACTGTTGTTGAATGGTCAGTACGTGATGAGAGCCAACACGCTGAAGGTATGGCGAAGTTGTTTAGGGAGTTCTGCGAAGAACATCCAAGAGTTGTGAATGATGATTTTAAGAAAGATATTTACGAAATGTTTAGAACTGCGGTCAAGCTGGAAGACAAAGTTATTGATCTTGCGTATGAGATGGGTGACTTGGAAGGTTTGTCGGCGGCAGATGTCAAGCAGTACATTCGCTACCTCGCAGACAGACGTTTACTCCAACTTGGTCTCAAGACGAACTGGAAGGTTAAGGAGAATCCTTTACCGTGGATGGAAGAGTTATTAGGTGGTAGTAGTATGAGTAATTTCTTTGAGAAGAGGGTTACAGACTACAACGCACATGGATTAGAAGGAGACGATTGGGGATGGTAGCGGCAAGGTTTCATCATGTATTCGGGCTGTCGATAGAGACGGTACAGAGCCAACCAGTGCTAGGTTGGAAACAAGATCAGGACATCGACGAGGCACAGGTATTCTTTTTTGATGGGTTTGTAATCAATATCCCCTTTGTTAAGATTATGATCGGGGATGTTTTTGAAGCATTTGAGTAGACTCTAACAGAATCTCTCCAGTGAGATCTTAGCCCCTATGCAGGGGCTTTTTTATTCGTTAGTTCCGCTGAACATTCCCTGCACAGCTTTGGTTGCATCTTCGATGCTTTGCTTAGCGTCTTCGTCACGACCGAAGTAGATCGATGGTAAGCTTGCAAAGGTCTGGATCTTACCTAATCTCACGATGTTCTTCAAGATACCCATCTCTGCCGGTGTCAGCGTAGCCGCATCGCCCTTCAGGATTTTAACCATGACCTTACGTGCTTTAGTGTTTGTTGCAAACTCTGCCGCCGCTTCTACCGGCAGTCTTCCACCTTTAGCGAGCATTGCAAGTTTTGTAGCCGCTTCAGACACGTAACGTGCTTTAGGGCCACCTAACGATCCGCCAATCTCACTGCCTAGCTTCATCGTTTTATACAGATCAGTGGCAGACAGATCAGCCGGGTCAATACGCTTAAAGATACCCTCCATCATAGTGAACAGGCGGTCCATCTCTTCTAAACCTTGTGATGCACTGCTGTCACCAAACAACAGTTCATTCTCCATTAGAGTTTCTTTTGCCTGCCGAAGCTTGATGATATCTAAGTTTCCTTCAGAGTCTGATAATTTACGCATCTCACGGTTAAACAGAGCCTGCTTAACTTCAGGCCATAAAGAAGGATGCTCTTGCTGAATCAGACTGGCGAAGATTCGAATCTTGTCAGGATCTGTGGCTGAGTATTCCAAGGCTTCAACAATCTCTGTTGGTGTACGTGCAGATGCATCAAACTTAAAGAACTCCATTAGCGGTCCGCTAGTTTCGTCCTCTAATGCGGCAAACCGGCCTGCAACACGATCTCGTACATCTTTCAGCTTCTTTGCATCGGGAACGTCTGCTTCAGCCATAGAGTCCAGACCACGTTTCATGATCCGTTGCATCTGTCCTGCGACAGTTTTAGCAACCCCAGGATCTAAGTCTGCAACACCCGGAATACGACCTGACCAAGCAATATCCCCTAACTCAGCTAAGATAGTCTGATATTCGCTAGGGCTTAACTGACGAAGTTTTCCTTTCTCACTGAGGATCTGCTCTCTGATCTTTAGGATAGTGTTTGCTGGGGCTTGATTTACTCTGACCCGGAGACCATACTTATCAATTAGAGTGTCAATCTCTGGTAACAGAAATTCTAAGTCAAAACGGATTGATGGATCTAGCGAATCAAAGTCTGCCTTGTTAGCATCACGTAGCGCCTTCATACGCTTCTTAGACCAACCATTATAAATAGTTGCTAGTCTACGGCTGACTTCAGCAGGCTTCTTACGCCCTTCAGCGGCTCCAACAATCTTACGCATAGCGTCTTCGATCTGCTTCGCTTGTTTGATGTCAGCGTCTTTCCAAAGCTCGACGTTAGACCGTACACCGGGGCTAAGCTTCCGGGCATCAACACGACGACCTGCTTCTTCTAAGCCTAGAACACGTTCAGCCTCTGCAAGCTTTGTTGTCCTGCGGCGTGGGTTTGTTTCTGCTAACGCCTGACGGTATAAGATCTGTCCACGTGTCTCTTCGATTCCAAAGTCTGTTAGAGACTGTTCAGCAAGTCTCTGTGCGTCAGAGTCAAGTGCATCTATACGGGTTTCTTTAAAACCTTTCCGGGATGCACCGGGAAGACTAGGTGTGAGAGGAAGTTCAGGAGAGGCTCCAATTGCCATACCTAACACTGGGTTGACTTCAGCACCGAAACCTGCGGCAGAACCCTGTGCAGTACGCATAATCGTATTACGTAGACCGCCTCCACCAAACATAGGCAATGATTCAATACCGTAGTACATCGCCTTCTCTGCGGTACTGGCATCTTCTCTTAGCTGTGTAGGTAGGCCTGTGTAGCCACTCATAAATTCGCCAGCTTCTTGGTATGTAGGGAAGCCTGTACCGGCAAGAACATCAAAGTCTACATCTTCCCCTGTCGCATATTCATACCCAGCTTCAGCTAGACGTGGTATTTCACGTGGGGTAGATACTAAGCCTGCAACACCACTTTGTAATGCCTGCAATCCGGTAATCGCTGGTCGGGTGTCAACATACTTACTGACATCTAACATACCTCCACGACCAAAAGGGCTTTTAGAAATATACTGCCCAGCGTCATCGAGGATCTCTTTAGCCGCTGATGCAAAGACATCAGTGATACTTGAAGATTGTATGGTTGCTTGCTCTACAGCTTTCTTACGCTTCTTTTCACGGTTGCGATCAGGGCCATACAAGCCCATTAGTTCTCTGTATTCTGCTTCTGTCACTGTCCAGCTCCTAATTGACGTAGTTCGTCACGAACAGCCCTGAGCAGGTTTTGCTCAGCAGGGCTTAATTGACCTTCTTTGTTGGCCTTGGTTCTTAGCATGTTCTCTACAATAATAAGTTTACGAGAGCGTGGCATGGCTTCTAGTCGCATTCTCTTTTGACTTTCTGGCATAGGTGCTGAAATCTGACCAATAAGAGGTGAGGCAAACGTACCCATTTGTGCTAACACCATTGTATCAATCACAGCATCACGTTGCTGTACACCTCGATTGTACTGTTCAGCTAATCTGGTACGCTCATCCGTTAGTTGACGGCGTTCTACAGGCAATAGATCAGACGCACCGGTTAAGTCTGCGTCAATCTGTTGAATCCGTGCTACTACTTCTTGCTCAGTCTGCGGAGCTACCCTAGCCATCGGAGGTTCTTCACCAGTAGGCCTAGTTTCTACAGTTTCACCGGGTGTCACCGCAGGTGCTTGGGAGGCTTGGTCACGTTGGTCACGCACAGACTGTAGATTGTCCGAATCCTGTTGAGTGACAGGGCTTTGATCGATAGCTGTTAGAGCCTGTTCAGCAGTCTCTACTTGAGAGGTCTTCTTTGCAGTATCATCTCCCTGATGCTTCGACTCAACTCTAAAGCTCTTGTCAATTGTCGGATCAATTTTACCGGGTTCTGTCGAGCCTTTAACATCATTGGCACGGAAAAATTCAGCAAGTTCTTTCGTTGCCGCTGATTGATACCCAAGTAAATCTGTTCTACGCTTACCTTCTTTATCCGGTGTTTGGAAGTACGTTAGCCTAGCTTCAGCGTCTTCACGAGCTTTATTGGCACGGATACGCATGTATTCGATAATCTTTTTAATACCGCCGGGGCTGTTGAGAACTGTTGGTAGCGTCTTAGCTAAGAACTCACGGTCAGCGTTAGACGGGTTTGTACCAAGGGTTTTGATTTGCTCTAACAATGCCTGTCCGATGATAGACTCAGCTAACTGAGTATTTTCTACCATGCGGTTAGTTTCTTCGCTTGTTAAACCAAACGATTGTGCTAATGAGTATATATTTTCTTTGATTTTAGCAAGAGGCCCTGTAAAGATTTCGTTATTGTCTACAGCACTTTCAATATTGTTCTGCAATGACAACACAGCTTCTGAAGCATTGTTGACCTTTTCAAATCTCTCTTGAAGGTCAGCTCTGGTATTGCCTATACGGATTTCATCAAGCTCAGCCTGCTTAGCGGCTCCTGCCTCCATTGCTTCCCGCTCAGAAACCTCTTTAGCTCCCTGCTTCATGATGTTAGTTAATTCTCGCTCTAAAGCAATCTTAACGGCAGGGTCTTTAGTTGCTTCAATTTGCATCACTAATCGGCGAATCTCTGGAACCTTGCTTCCATACTGTACAAAGCTGATCGCACCATATTTTAGCTTTGCCGCATCCATCAAGTCTTTATCTAATTGTTTGGCCTTATCTGCGGCGACTATTGCAGACTGTAGCATACCACGCTGACGGAACTGCTCAGCCATGTCACGGTAATACTGAGATGTACCAAACTCTCCGCTAACACCTCGTGCGACTTCCTGCTGTTGTCTAGCTCGCTGTACACGTGGGTCAAAGGCCGCACCAGCCTGTGCGATGTTTGTAAACAACCGCTGATTAGGTGCTGAGTCAAACTGAGGGGCTTGCTGACGGATCTCTTGCCGTACTGCATCTTCCACCATCTGTGGTGATGCAAACAATCCTAAGATTTGTGATTCTGCCATTATAGTTCACCGTAGTATGCTGAGTTAGGATTGTCAAATCCTGTGGTTGGTGCATAGTAGTAAGGCTGACTGTAATCGACTTTACCACTAAACAACCCTGCATCATAGGCTTTACCGCCAAGCTGACCTAAAGAGCTAAGAAGCGCCTCTGTACGGCCTGCGGCGACATTACCAGACTGTGCCTGCATACGTGCGATAGCTGATGCAGAGTCTGCTGATCGACCTGCGGCGGTTAATCGTGCCGCTCTTTCTTGCTCAGCCAAAGCTAGGCCATAATCCATCTCAGAGCGCCCAAGGCCGTAAATGTCTTGCTCTTGTCCGAACAGTGTTTGAGCTAGCAACAAGTCTCTAGAGATATCCGAACGTGCAACGTCATAGCTTTCAGCGGCTGTTCTGGCTCTCTGAGCCTCTTGAGCCTGCATCAGCGCCATTGCATAAGGATTAGCCGCACCCCCGTAGCCCATGTCAACTCCAAGACCTGTTAAGCCTTTAGAAGCTAAGCCGCTAAACATACGTTCCTGCGCTAACTCACGACCGGGCTGTGACAAGGCTTCTAAGCGGGCTGTACGAGCCTCTGCCGCCGCCATAGGGTCAATGTCGATGCCACCCAGCATCTGCTCACCCATGCCTGCATAGATGTCAGCACGTTGTTGGAATCGAGGATCTAAGTCAAACCCGACATCAGTTAGACGCCCTTCAGCATCGACCTCTGTCCGCATCGTACCGTAAGGGCTTGTAAAGCCTACCGGACGAAACTTAGCCGCCTCTTCAGCCGCCGCACGGTTTTCACGCTCTGCCGCTATCTGACGATCTATACCAGCCTGCTGTGCTTTAGAGCTACGGTATGACCCGTATGCACTAAGGGCGGCTCCTGCTACTGCTCCCCACATCGTTAAACTCCGTTGTCTCTTCTGACGGTAAATGATGTGCCGCCATTGTGTGATGTATTGATTCCTGTCACTGAGTGTCCCTCATAAAATCTAACTTGCGTCCCCGGTGATGCAGTACCGGTAAAAGTCCCATCGCTAGAAACCACCCGGTAACCTTCTTTAACATAGACTGTGTAAGTCGTATCCTTTCCCGGCCCTTGAGTATAACCCCCTGAAAAGAATGCAGATCCAATTAATGCCGCTAGTTGCGGTACTTGGTTGTTTTCAAAGTTTGCAGAGTCTGGTGCTAATCCACCACTCATTAAAGTTGTTTCATTAGAAAACCCACTTAAACCCATCACCTTTGTACCATTGAGGTATACATCTCTGGGATTGTTCTTTCCTGCAACTTCCGTTCCATTCAGTAGGATAGACTTTTCATACCATTCAAAAGATGTACCATTAAGCGCAATTGCCATGATTAATCCTGCGTATAAATCTGGAGATTGTTACTGCCGTCTACATAGATACGTACTGTTCCAGCAGTCGATTCAGATGCGTAGGCTACCGCAGGGATAGCGTCAATCTCTTGCTTAACATAGGCAGTTGTTGCAATTGTAGTGCTATCGTCCGCTGTGGCCGCTGTAGGGGCTGTCGGAGTTCCAGTTAAAGCGGCATCTACTAAGGGTGCAAACCCCGCCGCTACAAAGGCTGTGGTGGCTATTGTTTTATCTGCTGTGCCAGAGGGTTGTGTCTCGGCTCTGGCGTTGCCTGTAAAGGTTGGAGCGGCTAAATCAGCCTTCTCTGTAAACTTAGATGCAATCTCATCAAACTCTGCATCCAACTCCGACCCTTTAACTTTCTTATTGATGTTTCCGGGTGTTAGAGCATCTTTATCTGTAAAATTTGTATTCTTTGTATAGTTTCCCATCTACGTCACCAGTTTACCTGTTTTAGCGAATATGTCCATTTTCTGTATCGACAACGATCCGCCGTTAATTGTGGATTCAATACCGATCTGCACGACAGCACCTCTACCACCCACGTTGATTGAAATGTTATCTAGAATCTGACCGGAGGTGTATTCAGCTTCATTGTCATCTCCGTCATCTGAAAAATACTGATCGACGTTGTATTCATAGGTTTCCCCAGATGACAAATTAAACTGACGGAACTCATAGTCTGTACCGTAATCAAACGCATACTTCAGCAGGGCTACCTGACCAACACCACCTAAGATAGCCAGTCTCATTTTCTTTAACAGCTTCTCAGTTGTTGGGCTGTCGAAGTCAAAGTAGTTGGTAAAGTAAACTAGACTATAAGCTGTACCGTTGTCGGCATAGTTACCGTACTGACCTACATAGCCCTCTTGACCGAGAAGTAGAGTATTACTACGTGTCAATGCAAACGCTGTTGGGTTGATACCGGTCCATTGAGTAACTCGAAATGAACCGTCCTGCAATGGCGCTCTAACATCAAACACATAGGTCAGGTTAGCTGAAGGGAATGACAGTAAATAGAATGCATCATTCGGTGAATAAATAGACTTGATTCGTGTTTTAGGCTCAGAGGTTGCAAAGCTTACAATATCGTCTCTAACATTCTTTGAGATATCCCGCATAGGTGCTGAAGTCTCTTGAATTGTACGACCTAATGCCCTAACACCATCAGCGGCTAAGAACACCACCTCTGTGCCGATAGACTGTACACTATCACGAGCGATACAGCCTACACCAGTGATGTGGTCAACCATTCTAAACCCTTCACCGGTAGGGTCTTCCCCGCCAGCAAAGAGTGCAATGTTTCTATTCCCAAAGATCACCAATCGATTGTTGTACTGTGTAACCGCTGTAACTTTGTCGTCTTCACCGAAGACTTCACGAATATTGATATAGCCTGTACCGGTCCCTGTGAAGGTGGTAGGCTCTAAGATCTTAGACCAGTAGACGGTATAGTCATCAGCAACCCATACCCGGTTAAAGCAGGCCGCACCACAGGATGGTGTCGTCGATGCAGGTGCGGCAGTAAGTTCATAATACGTGCCTGTTGTGTCATCATAGTACACCATTGTATGATCTTGCTGAACAAACAATGCTTTGTTGTTGTAGCTGATAATCTGCCAATCGTCTTCAGTGATGTTGATCGCTGTGCCAGACTGTGGGAGTACCTCTTCCGGGTCATCACTGCCGTCTAAACGCCAGAGTTTGTTATCAGCGGTGAACAAGATACGCAGATTACCAGATGATTCAACGTGTTCTGCAATAGCCCTAACTTGCCCAGTCATACTGACGGAAGTACCTGACAACGGTGTCCAACCCTTCCTAGCACCGATCCTACCGAACTTATCAATGATACAGTTCTTAGCCTCTAACGCAAAACCAGAGGCCAGTGTAATACCAGACTCTTGTGTATTCAGCCCGAAAAAGCCGGGGGCGGCAAGTGTGATTGGACGTAATTGACTAGCCATTAAATAGCCCTAAACACTAACTCTTCAGAGTGCTTCTCTTGATCAAATGAAATTGCATCATTGAGCATTCTGTTTGCAGTGGCGTAAGCGGCCACAGGAGACGCTCCACCGTCCTCTCCACGCTCTTCTAAGGCCTTGGCATAGGCAAGCATAATAATAGGGGCTGACGGGGCGTACAGTTTGTCTGTGTTGTTAACGAGCTTAGAAGGTCGAACCACTAAGTTGAAACGAAGCTCATAGACTCCGTCAGGTTTAGGGTAGACTTCAGCAATCGTATCATCGTTTGCGTCTAAGCCGTTGAAGCTGTAATACTGTGGAGCGCCTGACGTGACGTTATCATAGTTTAGGTAGAGATCTGTAAACTCTTCCGCAGATTTGTACGTCATGTACCAGTTGCTGGTGTCGTTGACAACATTCAACACTTTCAGCCTGTCACCAGAAGATGTCAGAGTGTAAGCAAAAATACCTTCCGCAGTTGTTGTAGTGAGTGTAGTTCTTAGATGTGACCAGTCCCATGCATTCTCAACTTCGTGCTTAGCGTCATTCACAAGTTCGCCAATCAACTTTGAGTATACAGTAGAAGATACTGATTCGACTTCACGCTCACGTAGTCGAACAAGAACAGCGTTTACAAGTTCTTTGAAGTTCATTATTTCTTACGCTTATTAAGATTAGTACGGGAGACTTCTTTACCACGATAAGACGTATTTAGCATATTCGCAGTACGTGCGCCAACTTTGTTTTTACGCTTAGAATTGTCTTTCGAAGTTTGACCTGCTTTATAGGCCGCACCAGCGGCTACCGTACCAACGGCTCCAGTACCAACTACTGCTTTACGGACTTTAGACCGTGCCGCACGTTGACTTTTTGTAGCCTTCTCAACAGCGTTTTGTCCTGCTGTAGGTTTCTTCATTAAGTCATCAATGTGCTTACGAGCTTCACGTACAGCGGCTGATCCGTATTTCTTTGTGGCCTCTTGTACGCCTTTAGACATAATTAAACGAATGATTGCTGAAATTGCCATTACCACTTCACCTTATCGGCCCAATAAGCCGCTGACATTTTACCTTTAGATATGTTCTTGGCATGACGAGCCTTGAACGACTTTTTACGTGCTTTGTCTTTAGCGGATGTAGGGTTTTTACCAGCGCCTTTAACACCCTGTTG